TATCACTGGAATTATTAGGTGTTCAAGTGATCGAGTTAGCAGACGGAGAACTATCCAGTCAAGCAGCAGAATCCTTTGGGTTTACTGAGGTTGAAGGAGGATATGTGAACGGAGGTGAAACCCTGGACCAAGCCCTCGATGCCGAAGAAGAAGAAGACGTTATCAAAGCAGACTTTTAGGTCTGGATTTGAAGAAAGAATTGCTTCACAACTAAAACGCTGTGGCATTGACTACACATACGAATCGTTAGTCATTGAATATAAGCGACTTAGTACTTACACTCCTGACTTCATCCTCCCCAACGGAATCATTATTGAAACCAAGGGGAGGTGGGTCACGGAGGATAGGTCGAAGCATTTGTTAATCAAGGAACAACATCCTGACTTAGACATTAGGTTGTTATTTCAAAACGCACACAACAAGATACGCAAGGGAAGTAAGACTACCTATGCAATGTGGTGTGAAAAGAAAGGAATATTATATGCACATAAACAAGTACCAAAATCATGGCTTTCACTAGAACGCATCAGCAGTGTGCAAAGTGTGGATCGAGTGACGCTCTTGCAGTCAACGATGATGGAAGCACAAAATGTTTCAGCTGCGATTCATACAGTCGAGGCAAGCAACAAACTATGACACTACCAACAACCAACAACGATACATCATTTATACAAGGAAAACCACAGGAAGTAGCGAGAAGGAACTTAACTAAAGAGACTTGTCAGAAGTGGGGCTACCATATAGGTACGCACAACGGAGAACCAGTACACATCGCTAACTATAAGAGTAGGAACGGAGCACTTGTTGCACAGAAACTACGCTTTGCTAACAAAACTTTCTCAATCAAAGGAGAGCTGTATGGTTTATATGGACAGCACCTTTGGAGTAGTGGTGGAAGAAGAGTAGTGGTATGTGAAGGAGAGATTGATGCGTTAAGTGTTAGTCAAGCCTTCGGGAATAAGTGGGCTGTGGTGAGTGTACCGAACGGAGCAGGTGGAGCAAAGAAGTATGTCAGTCAAGCGATTGATTGGTTGGAAAGCTTTGAGAAAGTAATCTTCTGCTTTGATAACGATGATCCAGGAAGAGATGGAGCTGCGAAATGTGCAGCCCTGCTGACTCCTGGTAAAGCACACATTGCAGAGCTACCACTGAAGGATGCCAATGATATGTTAGTGGCAAAGCGTAGTGAGGAGTTAGTCAATTGCTTATGGCAAGCGAGAGAGTATAGACCTGATGGGATAGTAGGAGGAGAGGACATATGGGAAGCTGTGATAAAGGAAGATACTTCTGAGTCACAACCCTATCCGTATGCTTCTTTGAATGACATGACACACGGTATAAGACGAGGAGAATTGGTAACGCTATGTGCTGGGTCAGGGATAGGTAAGTCTCTGTTCTGTCGCGAAGTTTGTCACCACCTCTTAGGATTAGGAGAGACTGTAGGTTATATCGCACTTGAAGAATCAGTCAGACGAACTGCACTTGGCATCATGGGCATACATCTTAACAAACCTTTGCACCTTGAGAATGATCTGAAGGAGGAGGAGTTACGCAAAGCATTCGATGAGACTATGGGTAACAAGAACTTCTATACCTATGATCACTTCGGAAGTACGGAGAGTGATAACTTGTTAAGTAAGATACGCTACCTGTGCAAAGGATTAGGATGTAAGTGGATATTCCTTGACCATCTATCTATTGTGGTTAGTGGTATTCAAGGAGATGATGAACGACGGTTAATTGATAACACGATGACACAACTACGAAGCTTAGTAGAAGAGACTGGATGTGGAATGGTGTTAGTATCTCACCTTAGAAGACCACCGAATGGAGGAGGACATGAGGAGGGAGGAGTCACTAGACTTGCAGACCTGAGAGGTAGTCATTCAATACCACAGCTCAGTGATATGGTCATAGGACTAGAGAGAAACCAACAAAAAGAAAACAACAACGAAACAAAAGTAAGAGTCTTAAAGAATAGATTCTCAGGTGAGACTGGGCTTGCGTCTACATTATTTTACAATGCAGATAGTGGCAGGTACACAGAGAGTGAGGATGTATTCAAAGACAAAACAACCAACGGTAACGATCCGTTTTAATAATATGAAAAAAGAAAATAAAACAGTAACAACATGGTGGTTAATAGAGGACATAGACTATCATGTACATGATATACCTAGAGAAGACGAATATACATGGTGTCATATGATTGACGAATATAATTACACAGAAGAAAAGTTTAGATTTACTGAGCCTAAGTACGATGAGATAAGTGGCAAGCTTTGTAGTTTTTGGTTGAAAGTAGAAATGCCTAAATATCTATGGCACTTGGATAAAGCGTCAATGTATTGTTGTGATAGCAAAGATAAACGGTCTGAAGATGCTTATGATTTCTGCATGAATACTACAGATGAGTGGGTGGAAACAAAAAGATTAGAACATAAAAAGAAAAACGAAAGCTTTTACAATGTGAAAAAGAAGGAAGCACTTATATGAAAATACTATTCTTTGATATAGAAACCAACGGCATTGAGGACTTCACTAATCTGAGTGACCTCAAGGTCTGCCATTGCATATCCATCTATGATCCTATCGCCAGTAAGATGATTACCTTTGAAGGTGAGGGGATAAAGGAAGGACTTAATATGTTAAGCAAAGCAGATAAGATCATAGGACATAATGTAATAGGCTTTGACCTACCTGCGTTAGCTAAGTTATATAACTTCCATCCACCCTTGGTCCGAGTACAAGACTCACTCGTTATGAGTAGATGTTTAAACCCTGACCTAAGAGAGGATGACTTCAAGCGTAAGGACTTTGACCCTGCAATGGTAGGTAGTCACAGTTTAAAAGCTTGGGGACACAGGATGGGTCAGATGTTAAAGCTTACTTACGGAGAGAACGAGGATGCTTGGGACAGTTACAACGAAGAGATGAAGAAGTACTGTGAACGAGATGTGCTAGTAACTAAGACCTTGTATGAATACTTAATCAAGTTAGAACCCAGCAAGAAGATGTTAGCTATTGAACATTGGTTCGCTTACATCATCAGGTTACAAGAGGGTCAAGGCTTTGCTTTTGATATAGATAAAGCTGAACAACTGGAGCAGAAGTTAAACGGTATACGAGCAAAGTTACAAGATGAGTTGCAAGCAATGTTTGAACCTACCGTTAAGAAGATGAAGACTCCGAAGGGATACTCATTAACTATTAAACACATGGATGGAGTGGAGGTTATCAATGCACCTACTAAAGCAGCACTTAAAAAGATACTGAAGGATAGAGGCATGGTACAGAACTTAGTTAACAAAGCTGAAGCACTCGATGTAAAGGAAGAGATCATACCTTTTAATCCTGGTAGTCGTAAGCAAATCAAAGAAAGACTAGAAGAACTAGGGTTTGAAATACCGTTATCGAATGACGGTAAGACTGTGAAGATCGATGAGTCTACACTTAAATCAATAGACCATCCATCTGCCAAGCTTTTGCTCGATTATCTGTTAGTCGTAAAAAGACTTGGGCAATTAGCTGAAGGCAAGAATGGATGGCTAAGATTAGTTAAGGATGGCAGAATCCACGGACGTGTCAACACTAACGGAGCAGTGACAGGAAGGTGTACTCATAGTCTACCTAACCTCGCACAAGTACCAGCTACTAGAGCAGAGTACGGTGAGGAGTGTCGTTCTTTATTCATAACTAAGAAGGGATACAAGCTAGTAGGTTGTGATGCTAGTGGGTTAGAGTTAAGAATGCTTGCACACTACCTGTCGACTTGGGACGGAGGAGAGTACTCTAAAGCTATACTTGAAGGAGACATACACTCTGTTAATCAGAAGGCAGCAGGGTTAAAGACTAGAGATCAAGCTAAGACATTCATCTATGGATTCCTTTACGGAGCAGGGGATGCAAAGATAGGTGAGATCGTAGAGGGTACAGCACAAGATGGTAGTAGATTAAAGAAGAAGTTCCTGTCTAACTTACCTGCGTTGAAGATACTTAAACAACTAATCCAAAAGAAAGCAGAACAGAACGGATGCTTAACAGGACTAGACGGTAGGATTCTACCGATAAGAAGTGAACACGCTGCACTCAATATGTTACTTCAATCTGCTGGTGCTGTACTAATGAAGGTAGCTTTAATTAAACTACACACCAAGCTTACTGACATTGGATGGCAACACGGAAGAGAGTATTCATTCGTAGGTAACATACACGATGAGTTCCAAGCTGAGGTTAAACCTGAGTTAGTAGAGACATACGGAGAGTTAGCTGTCAAAGCAATCCAGTCAGCAGGTAGAGAGTTAAAGATGAAGTGTCCTATGGATGGTGAATATAAAGTAGGAGAGTCATGGGCAGAGACACACTAGAGCTTGAACATGATTACTACTTGTCGCTTGCTAACCTGTATGATACAACTGATTTGAACATGCCTTCATCAAACGCACAAAGGATAGGAGCAATCGCAGAGTCTAGGTTTACAACAGAATGTTTAGAGAGAAACTTCGAACCTCATTTACCTACAACACCGATGCCTTGGGACTTCATTGTCACCTGCCCTGCTGGTACTTTAAAGGTGCAGATTAAATCAACAACCCAAAAGTCATCAGCTAATAGTTATACAGTATCTACCAATTCAGGAGCAATAAACAAGGGAGCTATGTGTGAATCAATAGATGTAGTAGGATGCTACGTTATACCTGAGAAGACATGGTGGATGATACCAAGAAAAGAAGTGAACGCACTAACCTTAAAGGTAAGTATGTTACCACAAAGTAAATCAAAATATAAAAAATACCAAGAGAACTGGAGCATATTCTATGAGTAAAACAACCATACTAATTGACGCAGATGTGTTAGCATTTGAATCGTCAATCATAGCACAAGAAAATATACAATGGGAGGAAGAGCTTTGGACTGTACACGCAGACATGGCAGTAGCAAAGAGCAGAGTACTAGGAAGGATAGAACAATTCAAAGACTTACTTAAAGCTGATGAAGTAGTGTTAGCATTGAGTGACCGAGCGAACTTCAGAAGGAAACTATTCCCTGAGTACAAGTCTAACAGAAGGAAGTCAGTACTACCTATCATCTTAAAACCTATGAAGGAATGGATGATCAATGAACTAGACGCACAACTGTGGGCTAATGTAGAAGCTGATGATGTACTAAGTATCCTTGCTACTGAAAGACCTAACAGGTTAGACAAGCGTATCATCGTATCAATCGACAAGGACTTCAAGAGTGTACCAGGAATCTTCTATGATTATAACAGAGAAGAATACCATGAACCCACAGAAGAAGAAGCAGATAACTTCCACCTACTACAAGCACTCATGGGAGATTCAACAGACGGTTTCAGCGGAGCAAAGGGAGTAGGAGCTGTGACTGCTAAGAAGTGGTTGGATGAACACGGATACACTTGGGACTCTGTTGTCGCACTATACGCTAAGAAGGGACAAGACGAACAAGATGCTTTGATGAATGCTTGGATGGCAAGACTATTAAGAAAACAAGAATACAATAAGAAACAAAAACAAATAACAAAACTATGGACACCGAAGAACTACCAAACTCTGGAAAGAAAGAACATTATGCCACTGGTGCGGAGCGTGACAGGGCTACTGGACGGGGACGATTCAGCCTTATTCCTCCAATCGCCCTTCGATCCCTTGCCCTCAGATTTGAAGAAGGAGGAAAACTCTACGGAGACAACAACTGGCACAACGGATTCCCACTCAGTAGATTAATAGATAGCATGAGTAGACATCTGTTAGCACTTAGTGAAGGAGATGATTCAGAAGATCACGCAGGTGCTATACTGTGGAACGCCAGTGCTTTCCTGTGGACCGAGGATCAAATAACAAAAGGTAAGCTACCACAAGAACTAGATGATAGGAGTTATAACAAATGATAGCACCTATACAAGAAGACGAACCTTTAAAAGCAGATGGATTTAATGAAGCTATCATAGGTCAAGACTACGAGATGGGTAGGTATGTTTATTCTATTGAAAGAATCTTAGAGATACTTATGATTAGAGATGACATGACAATGGACGATGCTATGGAGTTCTTTAGCTTTAACATTGCAGGAGCTTACGTAGGAGAAATGACACCACTATATATATGGACTGGAGACACGCAATAATGGAAGACGAACTAATGCCTCTTATAAGCGAGGCTATGATAAATAGGTTAGAGCAATTATATCCTGACAAATGTCCTGACTTGACGAACACGGAAAAAGATGTTTGGTTTAAGAGTGGTCAAGTATCTGTAATAAGATTCTTAAGACAAATTTATAACGATCAACTTCAACAAAACATTTTAACGAAAGACTAGATATGTGTATGTCAGCACCCGATATTCCACCACCACCACCACCTCCAGCTCCTCCACCGCCACCTCCTCCTGTCGCTGAAGGGTCTAAGACTGTTAGACAAACACAGCCTAAGAAGAAGAAGGTAGGAGCACAAGCACAACTCAAGCGTTCTGCTAGACCTACATTAGGTGGAGCGTCAGGTGGTACTGGTGTCTATATGTCTTCTTAATAACAATATAACTATATAATACTATGCTTCGCACACTCTCAAAAAAGACTTTGCTATCATCTGTCGTTGCGACAGGGGCTGGCAGTTCATTCTCAGTAGAGCGTTCTAAGGGTTGGACCTTTGTGATCGCTTCTTCAGCTGTAACCACAGGAGGCACGGTAGACATTGAAGCCTACATCGGTGGTTCTTGGTTTGTCGTACACAGTCAATCTGTTACAGCTAACGGTTCTATCTTAGTAAGAGATGACCACGGACACTACGAACAGATCAGAGGAAATGTTTCAGCTAGGACTGACGGTACTTACAGCGTCTACGCTACAGGAACTACTGATTCTCTTTAATGTCTATCACCTTCACAGATCAGCTAGATAAACCTAGTGAGATAACAACAATACCTAATCAGTTACTCAGACCTGTCTTTGGTGCTTTGTATGGATTTGACACACCTCAAACTCCTGTTATTGATGGAGCTTTACTTACAGAACTAAGTGAACCTTTGGTTACTGAAGCTGATGATATATTATTATTTGAACCTTAATTTAAAAACATGGCTAATAAAAAATTTACAGAATTAGATAACCTAGCAACTCCAGTAGGAGCGGATGTGATAGCAATCGTTGACGATGTCGCAGGTACACCCACTACTAAAAAGGTAACAGCTACTAACTTAATGACTCTTGCTCCTGTTCAAACGGTAGCAGGTAGGACAGGAACAGTTACACTTAGTAATACAGATGTTAGTGGACTTGGTACAGCAGCAGTCGCAAACACAGGTACATCGAATGGTAATGTAGTAGTGTTGGATGCAGTTGGGTTGCCAGCGATTAACGGATCGCAATTAACTAACTTACCAGCAGCAGCAGTAGACGGCACAGCAGTTACTTCAACAGGAGAAACAGGAGCTACTAAATTCTTACGAGAAGACGGAGATGGTACTTGTTCATTCAATGATATTGTAGTTGGGGATGCTCAACTAAGAGGCACGGACAATCCACACATCGGAGCATTTCCAAATCAATCCTTCTTAGTAGTAGATAATCCGACTAACTCAGTGATGTTAGCTTCAGATGCTGACGGAACTTTAAATGTTATAAACTCGTTAGGTAAGTTTGCGATTCCAGTTGGCTTGTCAGTCTCAGAAGATTCGACAGAACCTGACATTGAAATTACCACAACATCAGGAACTTACTCAGTTATAACAGGAGACTCAGATGGCTTAGGTGCAAATGGGCTACCTATTAGACAAGGCTTTAACGCTCCCGACATCGGGGCATACCCATCACCACTTTTAATCTCAGGCGGTTCAATCGCTTAACACACATTAGGAAACTTAAATTATGTCTATATCAAGCATTCAATCAAAATATCCATCTGCAATTTGGTACGACTCTAATCACGGAGGCACAAACTCAGGTACTCTTGCTAACCCTTACACATCGATGGCAACTGCAATTTCGGCAGTTACAAGCAACAATACTGTAATCGCAGTTCTTAACGGTAGCCATAATGTCCCACAAAGCGACTTAGGTGGAAGCACTACAAGTTCTTCTATTTCACTAGGTGGGACTGCTGATACTTTGCACCTAGTTGGAGAATCTACTGAGGCAATCTTGAATACCACAGGAGAATACATGGGTGGAATAATTAACCTTCAGGGTGCTAGTTATGACTTAATAATAGAGACTCTCAAAATCACACATGATAAATCGACAACTCAAGGACACATGGGTCTCATCATGGGATCACAGGCAATAACAGTTGATAAATGTGTAATAGATATATCAGCAAACACTTACGGAAGCAGTACATTTCGTGGGATGTTTGCTGCTGAAGGATTAAATTCTTCGACAGGACTAGATAATATTTTAACTGTTACAAATTCAGTAATCCAGGTTGGAGCTTCAGGAACTTACGGTATGTTGGTAGGTGGTCATTTTGCGTATTTTGATGCCGCTACTATCTCAGGAAATACAATAGTTAAGGTAGGTTCTGCTGGAACTCGTCTTTACACCCACACTTACACCTCTCTCTCGCCTTCAATTTTTAAAAACAATATATTTGTAGGCACTAGTGGCACTGAAGTTTTATATCACACACCCGCAACTAATTCTAATAACTGCTTCAGTAATACAGGAATAAGTAGTGGAGGGACAGATAACATATTTGTAGACCCATTATTCGTAGATGCCGCAAACGGCGACTATCGCCTTCGCCCATCCTCACCTTGCATCAACGCAGGTACAGCTTCCTAAGTCATGGCACAGCAAAAGTTAGGACGCAAGGATTACTCCATCGCTGTTAAGACAGGGAGTGCCAGCAACGATCACTTAAAGTTTGCGAGAGAGGCGAGTAAGGGTGAGATGTTTTACAACACCTTCGATGATAAACTTTACATCGCAGCTAGTGATGCTGGTGCTGGGGATGCTTCTTTAAAGGACTTTAGTTCTGCTTTCTTTAGCACTGTAGCGGAAACAACAACCGCTCGTACACTTAGTGATAGTGATAACGGAAAAGTAATTATTTGTAGTAACTCTAGCGATGTAACTATAACAATATCAAACGGTTTAACATCAGGGTTTAGTTGTACTTTAGTCCAATCAGGAGCAGGTGTAGTAAAAGTTGTGGCGGGAGGTACAGCGACCTTGTCGGGTTATAGTAGTACAAACGCTACAGCGGGTCAGTATGCTTCGGTTAACATTTACCCAATAGGTACTGATAGTTATATACTAGACGGCACATCTCAAGCTATATCTCCAGCAGGTGCTAATGATTTAAATTATACAGGAGGTATTTATTTTGATACAGGTGCTACCTATTATATAGGCACAGCCCCTGAGATGCACTTTGACGCGGCCATCTTAGACGGTGCTGATCCAGCTAACAATCCAACCGCAAATTCAAGTGTATCATCTTTTGGAGATCGAAGCGGTAACGCTACGAATTACGATGCATCACAAGCTAATGCTAGTTACCAACCTACATATAAAAGTTCAAGTGGTTTGTCTTATGTGGAAGTAGGCAACAATAACTATATGCCTTTAGCTAATTCTAAAATAATCGGTTCTGGTGATAACTTAACTGTTATACAGGTTGGTAAAAGAACTACTGATTATTATTCTACTGTACTAGCTGATAGTAGTGCAGCCTCTTATCAAGACGCTGCTTATTATTTAATAGGTACAAACAGTCATTATATGATGGAAACCTTAAATAGTACCACTTCATTTACTCAGACTGATTTAAATAGTTTACACATTATAGCGTCTCAAAGGAATAGCGGGTCGTTCTCAGTTTGGTTGAACTCAGGTTCAGCTAAAATATCTGGAGTTTCAAATACAAATACAGCCACCTACGACAGACTTTATCAAGGTAACAACACTACAGCTATTAACGGTGATTATTACGAAACTTTGTATTTTAATTCAGCTTTAAGTGTTAGCGATATAAACATCGTTCGTTCTTATCTTGCTAACAAATACTCAATAACTTCTTCAGCATTTTCTTGATATATGAAATATTCAATACATTCAACCGAAGCAGAAGCACAAGCCGAAATAGAGCGTATCGAAGCTTATCTTGGAATCCCAACTAAAGGAACTATTCGTTACTCTGAACCAGAAGAGATCAACGGTCAATGGAGGTTTTATATTAGGGAAGACGGGCCTTGGAAATGCGACCATGTAGCTGATAACTTAGTGGACGTAGACGAGTAAGATGCAAGAAACAGCACAAGGCTTATACCACTCCTTAGAGAACCAACGGTGGTCATTCTTGGATCGAGGTCGTACCTCATCTGAGTTAACGATACCTTACATAATGCCTCCCGATGGGCATAACTACGCTACTAAGTACTACACACCGTATCAAGGAGTAGGAGCTAGAGGAGTAAACAACCTAGCATCTAAGTTATTGTTAGCCTTGCTACCACCTAACGCTCCGTTCTTCCGTCTTGTTATTGACAGGTATGAATTAGATAAAGCAAAACAGGAGTTAGGACCAGAGGGAGGAGAGCAATTACGATCTGACTTAGAGAAAGCATTAGCAGATGTAGAACGAAGTGTATCTCAAGAAGTAGAAGTTGAAGCATTTAGAGTGGGAGTGTTTGAAGCGTTGAAGAATCTATTGGTCACAGGTAATACTTTATTGTACCTACCTGATGACGGAGGGATGAGAGTGTTTC